CGTAGGACAGAAAGAGCTACAATGGTGGAGAGGTTCTTATCTAAGGTTATTAAAAAAATGTTAAAAATTGCTCAACAAACCCTTCCTGCCGATACAGAACTACCTATCTCTCAAGACCAAGCTATGTCTATCAATGAAGAAACCCCTGGCGTTGTGAGAGGAAAAAAATTTCCTTTTCTTCCTATTGACAAGGAAATTATTGGGGGTGAGTATGCGTTTGGGATTGAGACAGGTTCAACTCAACCTACCAATGATACGGAGAGAATGCAGAAAATTTCTTCCCTAGTACAATATGCAGCCCAAAATCCTCTCATAGATCAGGTGGAGGTTACTAAGATTGCTCTTGAATGGGGTGGGTTTGGTTCATATATGTCCCGACTCATGAAAGATCCACAATTAGTCCAGCAAGAACAGCAGCAACAGCAACAGCAACAAATGCAAGCTATGATGGCTGAACCTCAGTTAAAGACCCAGACTGACCTACAAAAAACCAAACTCAAGACTGATACTGAATTGAAAGTTGCGGGATTGAAGGCTAATACAGAAAGAGGTAAGAATTTGGATGACGGAGCTGAGAAAGACGCAGATAGGAAAGTTAAAATGATGGATATGTTGATGAAGGCTGCAAATGATAGAAAAAAATCTAATGATAAAACCTAAGGATAAATAATGCCTTTATATGATTTTAAATGTAAATCATGTATGATAGAGTGGGAAGAGTTTAGTAAGATGGATGAGAAGGATGGTGTTAGGTGTGAACGGTGTGGTGGTGAGGGTGTTTCTCTCATAACCATAAGATCTAAACCTAATGTTTTTATGGAAGAGTACGATGAGGGATTGGATGCTGTGGTTACGGGTCCTGCACATAGGAGACAAATTATGAAGGAAAGACATTATGAGGAAATTTAGATGAGCAAAAAAAAATTATTAGATACAGCAAGAGCGTCCTTTCTAAAAATTATGGAAATTGCTCAGAATATGCGAAAAGGTAAGAAGGACAGAAGAGCAACGCCACCCGTTGGAGGGGATGGCAGAAACCATCATCAAAGGGCAAAAGTACAGGAAAAGCCAGATATACCTAAAGATCCACGGGTCGGTTCTCATGAAGCATTTCTTCAAGAACAAGAGATGAAAAAGTTTGCTAAGAGTCGAGTAGAAATGGAAAAACTCTGGGGCAAGCATTTAAAGAAAGGTAAAGAATATTAATAATTAAATAGGGGATTTATTATGAGCGAAGGAACCATGATTGACCAAGGGGAAGCGGAAGACATTTTCGGTGAGGAGACCGATTTTGAAATTCGTCCTGAAGGTGAAGATGGACAATCTTCCGAAAATGAGGATGAAGAACTGGACGAGAATACAGAATCATCTGCTGAAAAAGAAGGAGAATTCTCACAGGACTCTAAGTCATATAAGGAACTTCAGAGAGTCTATACGCAAGGACAAGATCGTATCAAGGATGTTGAGGGTCAGTTAGGCGAACTAGAGCGGGTCGCTTCTCAATATGGTGGAATAGATCGTATGGCGGAAATGATCCAATATGCGACTACCAATCCTGAAATTTCTGCTGCCATTCAAAAAGCGCAGCAGACACAAGGGACAGGGATTAATATGGATGAGCTTGACGACCAAGGTAAGAAAGCTCTCGAACTTGTGGATAAGATCGTAGAAAATAAACTTGCAGCTAGATTACAGGAGTACCAAACACATGAAATAGATCCGATAGTTGATGCTCATAGGGTTGATCGAGTAGAGAAACTCATGGGGCAAATGGATGAAAAGTATGGTGATAGGTGGAGTGATTCTCTTGACTCTATGAAAAATTTGTCAGAGACCTTACCTAGAAATGTGCTTGTCAATCCTAGTTTTAATGATATGGAGGATCTTTTCTTCAAGGCTCTCAGATCTGAGGGTAGGTTTGATGACTTTATGGGTGAAACATACCAGCAAACGATTCAAGAGAAGAAAAGAAGGTCTGTATCAAAACCAAAAACAACAAGATCCTCAATGCCTACAGGAGGTAAGCCAGCTAATATGTTTGAGGCTGCCGAACTTGCGGCTAAAAAATTGGGGATGTGATAGGAGTATAAAAAATGCCATCTCGTTCAGAAACCAGATCAATTGATGCGTTCTTAACAACAACGCTAGCAGAGTATGGGCGTACTTTGCATGACAATATCTTTGATGATGTTCCTCTTCTATCCTATCTTAATGGAAAATTGGGTAAGGCCTTGGCAGGTCGTGGTCCTGATTCTCAAATTAAGAAGGTATTGAATGGTGGGGAACGTATTATCGAACCATTGTTATATGGTCGAAATTCAACTGTTGATTCTTATTCAGGATCTGAAATGCTTGATACTACCTTACAGGACGGTATCACAAATGCTGCTTATGACTGGGCGCAATATTCAGTCGCTATTGGTATTGAAGGTATTCAGAAACGTAATAATAAAGGTCGGCATGCCCTTGTTAATCTTCTCCAAGCCAAAACTACACAGGCTGAAATGACTATCCAAGAACGCTTGAATAGTGATGCCTATAAAGATGGTACGGGGAATAACTCTAAAAATATTTTAGGGTTAGGTGGTCATATCTCAACTACTGCCACAACTGGTGGTTTAGCACCCGCAACCCATACTTGGTGGAAATCCGAGGTTACGGGTAGTGTTGGTGCTTTTGCCAGTAATGGTATATCAAAAATGAGAACTATGACTAATACACTCACGATAGGTAATATATCTCCTGATATGATTATTACAACTCAGGATATTTATGAAGCCTTTGAAAATGACATTACAGACCAGAGACGATATACTGACTCTAAGGTTGGTGATGTTGGGTTTGAGAACTTGGTCTTTAAAAACCAACCCATCATTTTTGATCGTGATTGTACAAGTGGTTATATGTATTTTTTAAATAGACGTTATATGAAATGGTGTGTGCATGCAGAAGCGGATCTTAAGATGGCTGAGCCTGGATTCCAGACTCCTATCGGACAAGATGTTTCTACAGCTCTCATTCTTTTCCAAGGTAATATGACTGTCAATAATCGTAGACGATTAGGTGTTCTAACTGGAATCACTACATAAGTCTATATAATTAATTGGAAAGGAGTTTTATATGTTTTCACATCAAGTAAATAGAACGGATGCTGATAAGGTATTTACTGTCGTGCATAATGTTGATGGTGCTGCCATTACTACTGGGCATGGGGTAAGGTATGTTGGAGGTGTTGGTGCTGATAATGCTTCCGCTGATGGTATCCAAGCAGTAAAGATTAATGCTGCTGCTGATTGTTTTAACTTTGCTGGAATTGCTGTTCAGGACATTGCCGATACGGAGTATGGATTGGTACAGTCTTGGGGTTATGTTGATTCCATAATGCTCTCTCACGAGGGTACGAGTATTACAGTAGGATCTGAAACCTTCGGGAAAGAGATTCTAGTTCCTGGACCTCCTAATGGTACTTGGACATCAGGTCAACCTCCTCAAGGTCTTTCGACCTTCGGGTGGAAGTATGTTCAGGTTTGGAACACGGCAGGTGTATCAGCTCAAGCATGGTGTAAGGGCTTTGTTCGTGCGCTTTAAATCTAAGTAGAAAGGATAAATATGCAGAGGGAACGTATTTGTTTGAGATGTATGACTTGTGGATGGAGACTAGCTGATCCTTCTAATATGAAGGATCATGCTGGTCACCAACTGCGTACAGCTGTTAATCTTTCCATTATAGAGAGGACTAAATGGACATGGTGGATAGTAAGGGACAAGATTGCGTTAGCACTAAAAGGAACATTACTGTAAAAAAAGTTTTATTTGGTATTCCTAACGAAGGACATACTGAATGTCAGGCTTATGATAATAGGATGGAAATGACATTCCATCTTGGAAATCTTCAAGTACTCTCGTCTTTAGGGTTGAGAGAGTATGGAGATAAAATTTATGATATTCCTCCCGATATTGAATACCAATTTTCAATATCAACCGTGGGTCAAGTACTCACACCTTTAGCACGAGAACGACTCGCTGAACACGCCCATGATAATGGTTTTGATTATTTATTTATGATTGATGATGATATGTTGGTTCCTGTTGATCTTTTTGAGAAATTGGTCAGACATGATGTGGATATTTGTGCAGCCTTGGCTTTTACTAGGTCGGCACCTCACAAACCCGTTGTCTATAATTTAGAATCAGGATGGGATCATGTAAGGGGAGAGCAATATTATATAAATCATAGTGTTCCCAACTACCCCAAAGACCAATTAGTACAATGTGATGCTGTGGGTTTTGGGGCTGTTCTTATAAAAACCTCTGTCCTCAAAGGTCTTAAAAAACCTTGGTTTATGAGTACTAGCGGGGCTGGTGAAGATATTTGGTTTTGTCATAAGGCAGGTGAGGCTGGGTTTAAAATATTTATGGATACGGCTACCAAACTAGGACATTTGGGTTATCCTAAGGTGATAACTGAAGCTGTCTATGAGAGTGAGTCAATTGTTAATGAAACGAGGGAGAAGCATGGAGACCTTAACAAATACGCATGAAAAGTGGGTTGATGTTATAATACCCACATATGATAATATTACACAACTGTCACAGTGTATTCAGTCTATCTTGGCGCATAAGACAGTATGGCCTTTAAAAATTATTATTATTAATAATGGACAGGCACCATTAACGGACCTGTTACCCTACGATCCTGATATTACTATTGTTGAGAGTAATGTGAATAGGGGTTGGACTGGAGGGTTGAAATTAGGCTTAGAATATAGTACATCTAAGTATGTTGTTTTTGCTAATGATGATATTTTTGTACCTAAAAGTTCGTACACATGGCTCCGTGACATGGTTCGTGTACTGTCTGTGCAACCCAATTGTGCAGCGGTAGGTCCCTCCTCTAACTGTGTCATGGGGTCTCAAAATATTTGGGCTAAGACTAAAGGATGGGCATCTTATACTTCATTCCTAATTGGATTTTGTATGGTATTTAATAGGAAGATCTTGGATGAAATAGGAGGAATTGATGATTCTTTTTATACAGGGGATGATATAGATCTCTCTATTAGGATTAGAGAAGCAGGGTATAAAATGATAATTTTATTTAGTGTTTTTATATATCATCATGGTTTCCAAACAGGAGAAAAAGTTCATGGTAAACCATCTAAACCAGGAGGATGGAACTCTAGAACAATGAGTGATGAGACTAATAAACACCTCATCCAAAAACATGGTTTTATCCGTTGGTGGAAAACTATGTGCAGAGCAGAAATGCCTTCTGAAACAGAAAACCAGAGGCTTAAAAATAGTATTGAAAAAATTTTTTCAAAATGTTCTCATATGTAATTTTATATTAAAGGGGGATGAATGAGGGTATGTACTTTTTATGAAACTAGATTGGGGCGAAATGATGGTCCCCCTCTCTACTGGACAAATGCAATGAAAAATCTGGGGTGGGAAGTTACACATCTCTCCTCAGAAACAGAACCAAAGAATAAGGATTTTGATCTTTACTTATGGGTTGATTGGGGTGAAGATGGGTTAACGGGGTGTATACCATACACACCAATTTCAATGAAAAATCTTCACCCATCTGTCTATATCACTTCTGACACACATTTAGGATTTGATTATAGATTAAATAAAGCTAAGGAATTTGATTATGTCTTTTGTAACCAAGAACGAGCTGTCGAGGAATTTAATGACAAAGGAGTTGAAAGCGAGTGGTTACCACATGCTGTTGAGCCACAAGCCTATCCGAACAGTCCAACCTGTTTCAAAAAGTATGACATTGGATTTGTTGGATTCGTCACCTTCCTCAAAAGGGCAGAAGCTCTCGATAAAATGTTGAAAGAGTTTCCTAACTTTTTCTATGGTCAGAGATTGTTTGAGGATTGTGCCGAGATATATAGACAATCTCGAATTGTTTTTAATACAGCGGCTGATGATGATATAAATATGAGGATGTTTGAAGCTCCTGCTACAGGTTCTTTTTTGCTGTGTGAAGATGTCCCCACACTCTCAAAAATTTTTAAAACAGGTGAACACATAATTACATATTCTGACATCTCTGATGCTATTGACAAAGCTAAGTATTATTTAAAGAATGAAAAGGAACGAGAAATTATTGCAAAGCAAGGAATGGAATATGTCCTTGCACATCATACATATTCTGCTAGAATATTGAAGATCTATGATGTTATCTTTGGAGAAAATGGTCCGTGGCAAAAACAACCTCAGCAGGAACCCAAACAACTCTCTTAACTGATGAAACATTTACAGCCGCCCCTGGCGCTCCTGTTTCAATAACCATAACTGGTGGTACTATTGATGGTGTGTCAGCTGGTGTTACAACCCCCTTAACCAAGATTTGTGTTGATAATCTTTGTTTGGATGGGAGTATTATTTCCTCTGTTACTGGAAATATTTACCTAACTCCTATTGCTGGTTCTAATATTACCCTTGATGGCGCAACAACCATAGATGGTGGTGTTGTGGTCAATTCTGGTACTTTTACCAATACAGGAGATGTAACTGTAACAGGTACTCAAACCATTACAGGAGATTTAAAAGTTGATAATCTTTCTCTAAATGGTAATACCATCTCTTCTCTCTCAGGAGATGTTCAATTAAAGGCTCTTTCAGGCTCTAATTTAACCCTGCAAGACGATCAAAGTGCTACTAAGGAGGTAAGTCTTGATATGTCTATTGTTCCACAAGGAACAGATAGAAAATGGAGATTTCCTACAGGACTTAATGGAATAGAACATTTTGTGGGGGAGACAGAAAATCAAACCATTAAACATAAAATCTTACACCGACCCGTTATTGAACAAGGATTTTTAAAACTACCTCAAGTTAGTGGATTATTTCCAAAAAACCATTATCAGATCCAACCTAGTGATATTACAGGAGATAGGGTTGCTAAACTCCCTAAATTGACAAATAATGATGAGTTTGTTTTTGCTAAGCATACTCAAACTCTAACAAATAAAACATTAACAAGTCCTGTTATTGATGGATCATGGACATCATATACTACAAGTACAGGCAAAGCCCTAGTAATGGGAGTTTAGGAGAAAATTATGGCATCAGAATTATTAAAAGTATCACATACCGCTGGGGTTACAAATGCTGAATCGGTTTTGATTAATGGAGTAAGTGGTCACACCTACACTATTCTTTCAATTCTTATTTGTGAAACGGGTGGAGCAGCTGAAACATTTGACCTCTATATAGACGATAATGGGGGTGGAACGGATTATGAAATTTATTCAGATCAAGCTTTAAGTGCTAACGCAACCTTTGAACATACAACTAGATTCGTCATTGAGGGAACAGATCATTTATGTATGGCAACTGCGAGTTCAGCCAATGTAGATGTTGTTGTGTCTTATTTAGATCAAACATTATAAGGAATAAATTATGAGTGGAATAGTCGGTAGTAATACAGGACGTACATCAGGTGTTGTTGGAGGTGCGCCTATATCTGACAATTCAATTACTGGTGATAAGATTGCGATGGGAAGTGATGCACAAGGGGATATTTTATATTATAACGGGACAGATTATGCTAGACTAGGTTTTGGTACTTCGGGTTATTTTCTTAAAACTCAAGGGACTGGGGCTAATCCTGTTTGGGCGGAATCTACGGGTGGCGGTCCTTCTTATGGGACTGGAGATGAATGGGTACGATATAACAGCAACCAAATTAATCAGAATATTACGGTGGCTAGTGGAAAAAATGCAAGTTCAGTTGGCCCTATCACCGTGGGTTCAAGCTATTCGGTCACAGTCAACGGAGTATACACGGTAATTTAAGGAAATAAATTATGGCATCAGAAATTAAGGCTAACAAGATAAGCCCAGCGACAGGAACGGCTTTCACAATTGGAGATAGTGGAGATACTTTCACCGTTCCATCGGGAGCGACAATTGTAAATAGCGGAACTGCGACAGGGTTTGGAATAACTTCATCTGACCAATCAGTTTGTCAGGCGTGGGTTAACTACAACCAATCTAGCTCTACTGCTATAGCAGATAGTTATAATGTGAGTGGTGTGGCAGACAATGGGACAGGCGATTGTACAATTTCATTTACATCAGCTATGGGTAATGGTGATTATGCGGTTGCTGGTATGACCACACAGCGAGGTTTTTGCTGTATTCAAACCAACCCATTGGCTACGGGTTCTTTTAGAATTACAACCCGTTATGACGATGGTCTTAGTTTTTCAGATTTTGACCAAGTGTGTATTATCGTTTTCGGAGATTAACTATGACTAAAAGAATTATTTATAAAGGCGGTATAGATGGTGATGGTGTTTCAGTTATTTGTCCTTCTCCTAATTGGAAAGGCACGATAGAAGAACTTGCTAAGAAGGATGTTCCTACAGGCAAGAAATATAAAATCGTAGATACTTCTACAATTTCAACTGATAGAACTTTTCGTAACGCTTGGGAAGTAGACGAATCACAACTAACTGATGGAGTGGGTGAATGATAACAGTCAATCTAAGTAAGGCTAAAGAAATAACTAAAGATAGATTGCGTGAGGAACGTAAACCATTACTTGAAGCCCAAGATGTTTTATTTATGAAAGCTCAAGAGGGTGGTACAGATACGTCTGCTATCGTTACAGAGAAAAATAGATTGCGTGATATTACTAAGTTG